TGGAATGACCTCTGCTGGAGTCTCTGACTCGCCCTCGGGTGAGGTTCAGGTGGCTCGAGCACAGCCTGGTCAGATCTACGTTGGCCAGATGGTCACGGGTGGGGTGGATGCGGATGTGGTCCTCACGGACCTGAGTGGCAACAGTATTGGTGATCAGTACGGTGCGATCATTGACTCAGCTGGTGTGCACATGGTGGACTTTAGCGACACGTCGAACGTGATTCTCGAGATCGAGAAGATCGATGACAATTTGGATCTCGTGTGGTTCAAGTTCCTGCCGAGTGCAGTGGTACCGCTGTAATCTTTTGAAACGCGATTCAACCGAAGGGAGTAACGGATGATCGTTCGCGGAGCATTTAACTTGCTGCTCCGGCCCGGTCTGCGCAAAGATTTCCGGGACTCCTACAACCAGTTTCCTGAGGAGTACAGCAGGTTGCTGAGAGTAGGGACTCAGGACCGAGCGCATATCGAAGCTACTCACCTTGCGGGTTTGCCAAGACAACCGCTGAGGGGTGAGGTCGAGCCGGTGACGTATCTTGATCCTGTGATGGGCGACAAGATTGAGTACGTGGATACTGAGTACGCCCTAGGCTTCCAGATTTCGAAGAGAATGATGGAAGATGACCAGTATGGTAAGGCCAAGCAGAACTCGAAGTGGCTGGGTCGTTCGACACGGCTCACGCAGGAGTACAATGCGGCGGCTCTTATCGACGATGCCTTCGACGGGAACACCTTTACAGGTGTGAACGGCGATTCATTGTGTTCCACTTCGCACGCGTTGCTGAACTCGGCAAGCGTCGGCTCGAATCGTCTAGCAGTAGACGTTCAGCTCGGCATTACGGGTTTGCAGGCAGCGTACGATCTGGCGGAGAACACGGTCGACGAGACCGGTGACCCGATCCCGATCATGCTTGATACGCTCGTGATCAACATTGCCGATGTGTGGGTGGCAGAGCAGATTGCAAAGTCTGAACTCGAGCCGTACACCGCCGACAACCAGATCAACGCGATCAGGTCAAGGAAGTCCTACAATGTGGTGGTCAGCCACTACAAGACGCAGGGCAACGACTGGTTCCTTAGGGACACGTCATTGCACGATGCCCACTTTGCTTTCCGTGTGCGTCCACAGTTTGTCGATTCGTTTGACGACGATACGTGGGCTGCGAAGTTTGCCAGCCGTCAGCGTATCAACGTCTACTTCTTCGACTGGCGTGGATGGATCGGCTCGAACCCTTAAACGGCAAGGAGCTGATCTATGACTACGCATATGAGCGGACCTCTTATGGTAGAGGGTGGAGTTATTGGAGGATCAGGACCATTTGGTGCTCCAGCTGGAAAGACTTTCTTTGTTAACGTCAATACACCAAGTGCTGCCAGGAACATTGGTCGGCCTTGGTATGACGTTAATGGGGTCACAGTCTTTGCAACTCTGCAGGCCGCAATCAACGAGTGTGTAGATGATAGAGGTGATGTCATCTACTACGCCCGTGGGTATACCACGGTCACAACGCCGGTTCTGTTTAACAAGGCAGGCATCAGCGTAATCGCGCAGGGCTTTGGTATGAGTCCCCTCAGTGTTGGGGAATACCTTACCATTGATGCCGCTGCCGCATACACAACTGGTCCGGTTGCAACGGTTTCAAAGCCTTGCAGGATTGTTGGGCTTGGTTTCAGTAGTCGTTCTGCTGGTGCGAAGGCTTGTGCGATGCTGTTGGAGAATGTCTCAGCTTATCCAGGTTGGGTACATCTCTTAGGCTGCCGATTCTCTAACTGGTACAACAACGCTCGCTATGGGATCAACGCCGAAGCTGGTGCGAACAACCTGATCGAACGGTGTGACTTCGAGGCGCAGGCGACTGCGTTGACGGGTGGGATTGCATTTGGTGGAAGCCCAGTGCAGAATCCTATTCGTAATGAAGTCCGCGAGTGTCGTTTCAGGGGTTGTACCTATGCTATCGATCATGTGGATGGGACTCCTCAGGAGTTCCTCTACAAGAGTAATGTCGTGATCGATGGTAAGTTGCTACACTCAAGAAACGCTGCTGCTGATGGTCTAGTTTGCGATAACTGGTTGGAGACAGCTACGGATACTGGATCGTATGATGTTGCAGTAGCAACAATGCAGGGTAACGGCCTGAACTTCTCAGGCAACCATTACAGCGAGTAAATCATGCCTCCGCCGGGTGGAGTACTCGTTAGGTTTGAGCACGAAGATACTGGAGTGGTTATTTGGATGGCAGTTATGAACTCGGTTCCAAGCGAAGACGATTCGGCTTGGTACGCGGAACTGGGTGATGAGCTTGTTGAGTACAAGGTAGAGTCTGTCCATTGGGAGTTTTGGAAGCCAAAGACTTTTGATGATGAGGCGACACCTTCAACTGTTAACTGCCAGCACATTCCGGTTGTTAAAGTCTCAGAAGCTTGAGGAGGAAAGGTGAAGACAAAAGCGCTCTTACTCGGTGCGCTACCTGGTGCTTTCATTGGTCCCTGGGTGGACCTACCGGAAGGCGGAGAGTGGGATGTTCAGCCGAGGGCCGACTACGGTGGCTTCGTAGTCGTCGAAGTCGATGCCCCGGCTGGGCCCCGCTTCAAGATTGATGGAGAGCCTGTGCGGATACGGGGTCTTCGTGCTCGGGGGATCGTCCTCGCGCAGGCGAAAGAGTTAGACGTAGATAGTATCACAGTCCAGCTGAGGCAGGTGGTCTGATGTTGACATTGCAGGAGATGAGAGGCCTTGTTCGTGAGGGTCTGGGTGGCCTGGACGAGCAAGACATCTCGGACCCGAAGGTAGATCGACTTCTCAACCTGTCGTTTTGGGAGCTGACAAGCAAGTTTCCGTTCGAGGAGAAGAACCTTCGTGCGGAGTTTTCTACAGTCGCCGGAACAGGGGATTACTCGATTGCATCTGAAATCAATGTAGGTGGTGTGACGCTTGATGCATTGCAGGGGCTGTCGGTGATGGACTCTGAGGGAAAGTCACATTCGATTCAGAGAGCAACGGAAGCTTGGCTTGAGACGCAGTACAGCTCTAGCGAAACCTATCGAGCGATGCCGGAGTATTATGTCAGGCGGGCCGACTGGATTCGGTTTTGGCCTATCCCGGATGATGTCTATGTGATCCGTGTGTTGATGCTCCAGACCATTGCGACACTCACATACCTTTCAGTAGAGACAACGGGCCTTCCACGGGAATGGGATGAGCTGACGGTTGAGGGTGCTATCACCCGAGGTCACTACTACAACCAGGACTACAACCTCGCACAGCAAGCCGAGAACTTCAGAGTTATGAAGATCCGAACGGCTGCGAGCGTTCCTGCGAAAGAAGAAGAGGATTCACGATACGCGGGCCTCATTGTCCAATGGGACGAACCGGAGTAAGACATGGCATACGGAGAGACTTGGGATAACACCGCGCCAGATGGGGCTACATTCGCGGCTGCAGACATCGATGCAGAGTTCCAAAGCCTCAAAACCGCCATCTCCGAGAGGATGGACGATCTCATCGGTGCTGGGAATTGGGCAAACGACGCCGTTGAGCCAAAGGTTCTAGTGAGCGCCCCCTATGGAGCTTCGGTAGGTGGTGGGCCACTTTCTCTTATAGCTCAAAAGTTTGCACTATCTGAGGCCGTCAACCCCGGTGCTGTATATACTACCACAGCAACTGACGTCGAGGTTCCAGCAACTGGAAACTACTTTGTGTCCTACTACGGAAGTGTCCGCTCGGTTGTTGGGGGGGACAACAGGGTCTATCTTGCAAAGGGTGGAGCTAGTATTGCTGGAGTGCCGGTTGCGATCTCAGGAACAGAAACACCAAGTGGAATAGTGACCACTCCCATTTCGGTTATTGCAGTCATATCACTAACAGCAGGTGATTTGATCAGTATTATGGCATATGCACTTAGCATCTTCACTCCAGGCACTTTGATGGACGGTTATCTCTCAATCGTGCAGCTCGGGTCATGACTAAGCCTTCTATCGGAACCCTTGAGGAAACTGTTGATCCTGGTGCTCGTCAGGGTGGCTACCGTTTTGAGGATATACCACAGGGCGAGGTCGAGGTTCTCGATATGACCCCAGGGTTGCACCTCACGAAAGCGAGAGATAAGCGACCAGGGGGGAGCGCACTCAATGCAAAGAATGCTCGCAGCCGAGAGGATTGGATTGGTCGGAGACCTGGGACCGTAGAATTCATTCCAGGCGGCAAACCTAACGCATATCCAATCCTTGCAATAGCGACGGTTTATCTCGACAGAGATGTTCGCTGGGTCTTACGGGTTACGCAGAACTCAATACATGCTACACGATCAAGTGATGCTTGGGTTGCGTTCTCAGGAGATTCTAACGAGCTGCAGGGAATTGATAAGCGGGTCAAGATTGCACAGATGCTTCGTTGGGGATTCATTGCGGGTCCTCACAAGGCTATAGTCTCAGTGGACTTCTCGAATCAAACGTATGATGCTGTTCCGGGAGCACCAAAGGCAAAGTTCCTTGTGAGCTATGCAGACAGACTCGTAGCTGCAAATGTTAGCACAGCTATAACCGGCCTTGTCTCGACTATGGTTCAGTGGAGCGCGAACGGTGATCCATTTGAGTGGGACCCACTAGAAGATGAGAGTGCGGGATCGAATCCACTTGACTCTGCACCTGGCGACTACGGGGATGAGATTACGGGGTTGGCCGTAATCGGTACGATGCTCGTAATCCTGCGTGAGCGGTCCCTTTGGGTCGTCGAGCGTCAACCGATCGCGGCTGATCCATTCAGGTTTATCCCACTTCTTGCTGGGTATGGGTGTGATCTACCGTATACAGTAGCACCAATCCCCGGTGGCGTTATCTATGCAGACCGCCGCTCGAATGGTGTGTATATGTTCCGACCAGGGAGCATGCCACAGGTCATCTCCGAGTCAATCAAGAGTGAGTTGTATGCGGATATTGCTGCGTCCCTGTGGATTGAAGGAGCGTTTGACCCATTTGAGTTGGAGTATCACCTTGGTCTAAACGTCCCGAATGTTATGAGAAACATTGATGGCTCTGCGTTAGTGACAGAGTACATCACCAAGACCTGGGTCTACAATCTCAAGACGCAAGCATGGACGTATGATATAGGTCCAGTGACTTCAGCAAGTGGGAATGTTTACTCGTTGCATGACCTTGTAATGGTCGACGATCTTACGGGGACGATAGATATACAAGTAGCTGATCTGAGTGATGCACTGAAGCCTAACCCGGATGGGTATATTGATGATTGGGGCGAAGATCCTGATGAACTATTTCAGCCTTCGTTCTTTAAGGGAACACCTACAGGAGAAGTCGTCTACTACACGTATGATTCTCTGCACGAGTGGACTTGTGACCGCTTTGAATTCGTTTGGGAATCACAAAATATGTGTGACGCCTCGAAAAGAATGTCACTCCAGGACCTACGCTTCGTTGCGAGATGTCCTCGATCAGGTCGGATGCAAATTGCATACTCGAAGGACGATTTGCAGTGGAAAGAGATGAAGCTCATCCGACCCACACCTCATGAGGGCAAGGAACACTACGGAGTTCCACGATGGCAACTCACTGGGAACCAGTTGTACTGGAGGTTCACTTCAGATATGCCAGGAGTCAGGCTCCACGAGTTTTGGGTTAGGCTTCTTCAGAAGAGTAGGCAAAGGCAGAGATGAGATTCCAACCAGATGGTGATATGGACTATCAGTTGAGCCAGCTACTCAATGGAGGGTTGACTCTGTACGACAATATGCGTGGGGTGATGTTAAACGTGGACCTCAGAGAGGGAAAGAACGAGATCCGACATGGTTTGGGACATACTCCAATGGGATACTTCGTTTTGGTCAAACAGAACGAGGGAGATATCTACGGGACGGAGACTGATACGTGGACCAACGAGATCCTATTCTTAGTATCATCTGCACCGAGCCAGAAGGTACGGTTGTTCGTTATGTAAGGCCAGTT